TATTCGGATCAATTTCCCATGGATCTATTTTTGTTTCGTCTAGAATATCTTTAATTACAGATAAGGTAGACACACCTAAAATATCGAATTTAATAATCCCAATATCTTCCGCTTTTTTCTTATCTACTTGAATAACATGCTCACCTTTTGCACCTAATTTCATGCCCATAAAATCATAAACATTTGTGTCTACAATTCCAACACCGCCTGCATGTACAGAAGCATGGCGTACTTTCCCAGATAATTTGGATGCAATTTTGAATAAGTCTGTGTATTCAGAATATTTGTCTAATAGGTCTTTGTTGTTTTCAATACATTCATCAAAGGTTTCATATGTAAATTTCTTAGATATTTGCTCAGAAATTAAATATGGAATACCTAATGTACGAGCAACATCTTTAATTGCTAAAAGAGGTGTAATATAACTAAAATTAATAATTTGAAAAACTTTATCTTCTCCATATTTTTCAGTAATATATTGTACAACTTTTTCACGATTATCAAAATCTAGGTCTACGTCAGGTTCTGAAATTCTCTCTGGATTTATAAAGCGTTCAAAAATTAAATTATATTTAATTGGATCAAGTTCACTAATTCCCAGAAGGTAACAGACGATGGAGCCACCGGCAGAACCGCGACCTGGGCCGACGTACACTCCATTTGATTTAGACCAATTGATAAAATCCCATACAATCAAAAAATACCCATCAAAATCCATTTGATGAATCATTTTTAATTCATATTCGATACGTTCTTTTCTTATATTTTGTTCTTCTTCGGAAAGTTTATCAAAATTTCTTTTTGACCAACCTTCATAAGCAAGTTTTTTTAAATATTCTTCGTTTGTGTCAATTCCTTCTGGTAATGGATAATGAGGAAGTTTTGATGATTGAAAAGGCATCTTTACATCTTCTACAATATCAAGAATTTTATTAGTATTTGAAAGTCCTAAATTTACATTGTCAATACCAATTTGTGCATCAAGAATTTCATGAATTTCTGTATCACTCATCAAATAACAATCTTGATAAACTTCTGTCATCGTTTCTTCGTCACGAGCGATTTGAACCAAACGACCTTGATAATATAAATCTTCTTTGGTAGCGGAGTGAGAGTCACAGGTAATAATAAATTCAGTGTTAGTATCTTTAGATAATTGAACAAGTTTTTGGTTATATTCAATTTGATCAGGAGTGTTGTGAGGCATTATTTCAAGATAGAAATGTGGGAATATAGATTTGTATTCTTCAATATAACCAATACATTTTTGATAATCTTTTTCTCTTGAAATCTTAGAAGCCAAACAAGCAGTAGATACAATGAATAAATCGCCGTATGGCTTTAACATGTTCAAATCAACTCTTGGACGATAATAAAATCCTTCAAGATTTGATTTTGAAACAATTTCATTTAAAGCAATACGTGATTTTTCATTGATACAGGTGAGAAGTAAATGGAAGTATTTACTATCTTTGTCCTTGATATTAATATCGAAACACTCATACGCTTCTACGCCGTATAATAGGCGAATATCTGGATATTCTTTTTGGATTTCCGCATAATACACAAAACTATATTCATTACCATGCTCATGTATTCCAAATCCTTTAAGCCCTATTTCTTTTGCACGTTCTAAATAGTCTCTTGGGGTTGAGAAGGCATCCAAGAGGCTGTACATGCTATGGTTATGTAATGCGGTATAAGTCATATATTATCCTTTTTTAATTAAATTATAATCCTGAATGACTGCCTGCGGAGAAAGAATTTGGTTGAATGAATTCATATTCACTTTCACTACAGCTTCCAATTCTACCCATGTTCCCAATGGTTCTTCTTCTTTTAATTTAAGGATAGGGTCGTCTGAATTACGTTTAAAGGCCATACATTGAACATAATCATCATTCAAACGAAACTTAAACGAATCTTGTTCCTTGCCCATTAGTTCAATATCATTGGTATTAACCCTAACCCCCTTAACTAAAATACAAGGTTCTTCAATTGTACCACACCAAACACCTTTTAGCTTATCTAATTCTTGAACAAAATCAAGTGTAATTTCTTCAGGTGACATGATAAAATCAACTCTATAAAATTTATCGAAATCTACATCTTTTAATCTTTCGTTCATTAATTCAATTGCTTTTTTAATATTATTTTTATAAAGAGCCAATCCACTTGCATTTGCGTGTCCTTGCACGAAGTTGAATAATTTAGTTTCTTCAATAAATTGCTTAAAATTATCAATGGGACTATTATTATAATTCCTCATAGAACCAGTATAATAATCCGCACTTCTTTCTGATTCGTGAATAAGAATACAGGGTTTGGAATATAAGTTACATAATTTCATCGCAACTAGCCCAATATAATTACTATCCAAACCACTAGAATTAGCAAACAAAACCTTATTATTATTTCTATTATATTTCTGAATGTCTTTATTAATAATTTCTAAACCCTTATCAATTTCACGATTTTGTTTTGCACGTAGATTTGTAGCAACTCTTGCCACTCTAGTATAAATATCTTCCTTAACTGTTTCCGTTTTACTATTTTTAGTGTAATCAAAATCTTGATCAATTTGGCAAAATGCTTCGAATAAGTTTTTCTTATCTTCCATTTCGCCGGTTCGGATGGTGGCGTTAATCATTGGAGTTATATAAAACATCACATTGATAATATTTACATCTCCACCTATTGAATAATTTTGTTTATTGACAATAGATAAAAACGCTTTGTTTTTAATGTCAGAAAGACCCAACTCAACTAATCTTCTGTTTTCTTTTTCACGAAGATCCATGGAATCCGAAATTAAGGATAATGCTACCAAGTCTAAATATTTGTCTGCATTATCGTTCCAGGTCTCTGCGTCAAGAGCTTGCAAAAACTTATAGGTTACGGCACCTCCAGAAAGTTGAAAATTAAGGTAATTTTTACTACAATATGGGTTCACAATAATAGCATATGGATTTTCAACGTTTTTAGTGTGATGGTCGAGCGCTATGACATCCACATTTTGTTCTTTTAGTTTCTTACAAGCCTTGGTGTCATTTGTAGACGCATCAGGAGTAAGAAGCAATCGAATATTTTCTGGAAGTTTAGTCTTGTCACTAAGTCCATGTTGTTTACCATCTTGCATAGTATATTGTAAATTAATAGATGGGAATGTCTCCTTTAAATATTGATAGAGTATTGCCGCTGAACAGTATCCATCGGCGTCACTATCGACTAAAATACAGATATTATTATTCTTTTCAATATGAGATAATAAACATTTTACTGCTTCATCCATATTGTCTAAAAGTTGATATGAGTGTAGATCTGCGTCTGTAGTTTTAAGATAATGTTTTGGCTCTGAAACTCCACGATTTAATAAAATTCTATCAACCAAACTATAATTATCATTACTAAAATTTATATTATTTTCAAGTAATTTGTATTTCATTTATCATTTTCCATTCTATTATTTTATATAATATTGTATTTTTTAAACAAATGCTTTTGTGGTGACGTATTACCAAAATATTCTTTTTCTGCATTAAGTCTTGCAATAATAGCTTCTTCAAAAGTGCCATATCTTGTAAAAAGCACAAGTTCTTTTTTATATTGTAATTTTGCTATCCAACCATTACTTCTTTTGTCAAATGAAACACCTCTTATCCCAGTTTTATTAGTCTTATAAGTTTTTAAATTTAACATGTTTCCTTGATGATCAGTAATTTCCAAATTAGATTTTCTATTGTTTAATGGATTTTTATCCTTATGGTCTACCTCATCATTTTCAACATTAATAATTCCTAAAATTAATCTATGAAGAAATATTTGTTTATAACTTTTATTATTTTCGTCAATAGGCAATGTTGAATATATATGATTTGTTTGATTGGCATTCCATTTAAAATCTTTTATTAAATCATAGTCTTCTCTATCAAAATAAAATTTTATTTTATCTCCGATAAACCCTACGCCACAATTCTTATATAACCTATATTTATTATATCTTTTACTTCTTATTTTATTTAATTCTATTGCATAACATCCACAAGATGTCGAATTCCCATATCTTAAATCTGCCCCTACTACAACTGTTGTGTTTCCACAATCACACTTACATTTCCATCTAGGCTTTCCTATATCTTCTTGCTTTTCAAAAACCCTTTCTTGCACCAACAATCTTCCAAATTTTTTCCCCACCAAATTAATTAATCTATTCATATCCTATTACCTCTTATACAAAAATTTATAATTATTAACCAATTTCTCAAACGTCTCAATATTATCTGAAGGCGCTTCCTTATCTTCCAACAATCCATCCACATCCAACAAATACTCAACCCTAATCCCATCCATAAATTTATCACATTCTTTTTCTATTTCAGCTTGTTGAATATCTTTATCAAAACAAATCACCACTGTCACACAAAGTCTCGAAAGAAGTTCTATTTGTTTTTTTGAAAATTTATGTCCTGCTATTGCAACAGAATTTTTTATTCCCGCACTCCATAATTGAGCACAAAATTTCTCTGATTCTCCGATAAATAAAAACCCCTTATCTTTAATGTAATCGTGAGACCTATGTATATTGTATAAAACTTTGCTCTTATTACAAGGTTCAATATAAAGATATTTTAGGTCATATTCTCCTAGTTCTTCTTTAAATAGTCGTCCTTTCACGCCAATTAAATCACCTAGCTCTGATCTGATGGGTAAAGTTATCCTATTTGTTGATTCGTCATATCCAAATTCAAATTCTCTTTGGCAACTATAGCTTATTCCATCTTTTAAAAACATGTCATTAACATAAGGCTTGTAGTAAGAAAGAATATTTTCGCTTAACACTTTTATAGGCGTATCATCCTCTTCCTCATCATTACTTTTCATTTTCATCAACATTTTTGTAATCCTGAGACTTTCAGGCAACTCCAATGTCGGCTCATGATAATAATCTAAACCTAACACATTACAACACCATAACATTGCTTCAAAGAAATTACTTTTATTTATGAATTCTATGAGAGAAAAAATATCAGTTTTATCTCCCATATCCTTTGTATAATTTACAACATTTAAATATTCATTGTTGTAAACCGTTATTGCCTGTGGGTTGTCAGATGGAGGTGGATTTCCACAAGTCCAATAACCTGAAGACGAGGAATGATACTTTACATTCTGACAGCCCAACTCTTGTAGAATAAATTCTACTTTATTATTTTCAATGATGTATTCTTTAAGTTGGTATGAATCCATGTGTCCTCATTATTTTCTAAATAACTCTCCCTCTTCGATCCACCGATTTAAATTAAGGTCGAGGCTGAAGAGTAAATTTTTCTTTGCTCCAGATCTCAATTTGTCTGTAACAAAAGCATAATATCTTTTGTTTAAATCTAATCCTCTTTGACAATCTTCTCCCCAATCTCCATTATTTCCATCATAATTGATATAAAAGTATTTATGATAATCTTTCGAATCTATTTCTTTACATAGAAATAATGTGTCAAGTACATTTTTGATGCCTTTAGATGCAGCGATATTCATAGAATTCAATTCTAATGGTTGCATCATATAAGCATCTGGCGTTAATTGTATCGACCCATAAATGTAAATATTTAATTGATTTGCTAATTCTTTTAATTTAGTAGTAGTAGCAATTAAACTTGCCCATTCTCCTAAAGCATTTGTATCATTTTTTAAAGTATCATAGAAAAAGTAGTCAATTGAATTGGTCATATGCGCTTTAGTAATTTCAAAACTCAAACTTTTGTCATCATAAGCCATAGAAACATCTTTCGCATAAATAAGACCTTCGGTTTCTTTTTCAATCCATTTGGCAACTTTCATTACTTTTCGATATTCAACGGATTCAACCATTAGTCTTTCTTCAAAGTCTTCCAAAGACTCTATATTATTTCCATTTTCATCTCTTTTGCGATAAACAAATTCTCCATCTTCATTCTTGAACAAACCGAGAGTCACTTCTTTTTCTTTTTTCTCAATTGCTATTCCAGTAGCCTTATGAAAATATTCATTATTTAATACAGTAGTAAGCAAACAATACTTCATTTCAGAAATGCTCATTTCATTGAGCAGAATAAAAACTTTTTGTTTTAATACCAATGCGATATAAGCAATGATTGTGAACATAAAGCGTGACTTTCCAGCATTACTAAGCATACCAACGCACATTGCTTGTTTTAGTCTAATCCCACGCAACATATCAGTCATAAGATTATACGGTAAAGGAAGCCCCATATCTGGGTTTTCCAAACACCCTTTGATAATTTCAGACAT